GGATTAAATGGATACCAATCCACTTCAACTGTTGGTAAGCTTGGACTTGCCCATTGTGCACTACCGTTTGTTACCTTAGACAAAAAGACTGCTACTCAACCGGTTAACGGTAGGTCAGTCTTCGTTGGTGAAATTTTTAACTTTTCCCAATTAACAAATAAAGTCCTACCTACTGACGCCCATTTTATGGATTATGTTTTCCATAAGAAGCCAGGCCTACTTAAAAACTCTCACATGTGGGATGGGTTTTGGTCCTACGGCACCGTTATTAAAAACAAGCTAATCTTAGTTGCTGACTACCTTAGCCAAAAGCCAATCTACTATCGAACAGATATGAAAGCTGCTGCTAGTGAGATTACTCCGCTTTTGGCAATGAAGCATTCGAAGCCAGACGAAGTGTTTCTTTCTAATGTTCGTAAATGGGGCTATTCTCCCGATGGTCGAACACCTTGGGAAAATATTAAGCAACTCGAAGCTGGATGCATGTATGTTAATGGTAAAATTAAGAGATATTTTAATTGGGACCACGTTAAAACGGGCGATTTGTTCCAAATGATGGAATCTGCGGTTGCCTCTCGATTACAAGGCCAACATGAAGTTGCTTTGCTGCTATCCGGTGGTTTAGACTCTTCCATTGTCTATGGTTTGGCTAAGAAAATAATAGATACCATTACAATCATTCATGTCGAAAACGAAGAAGAGAAATGGGCAAAGCTAGTTCACAATTACCAAGGCGCACAAGATCGATTAGAATCTATTTCTATCAATAAGGTAACTGACCAAGAAGCATTAGCTGCACACCAAACACCTGTAGACCTTGGTTCAGTAAAGCCACAACTAGCAATGGCAAAGCGAATTAAAGAGCTTGGACTGCACTGTGTACTAACTGGAGACGGTGCCGACGAACTATTTGGAGGATACCGTCGGGCAAGCACATACGATAGCCAACAAAGTGACATTTTCAGCGAATTACCTTACTACCATTGCCCACGCTTAGATCGGACAATGATGAAGCACACTATAGAGCTAAGATCCCCATTTATGCGGTCAGACATTGTTAAGTATGCACTAAACATACCATACTTGGAACGTAATGGGGCTAAAAAGGTGCTAATGGATACGTTCCAATCTATTGTTCCACGTGAAGTACTACACCGCGATAAGCGTGCTCTTAAGACCAAAGAGATATACGACCGACCACTTACACAACGACTACACAACGATTCGATATGGAAAATGATAAACTAAGCAAGTGGCATGAACGCTATTTAGGGTTATGTGACTCCATTTCATCGTGGTCAAAAGATCCATCTAGTCAAATTGGATGTGTAATTGTCGGTCGCAATGGTCAAATCTTATCACAAGGATACAATGGATTTGCACGCGGAATTAAAGATACGATTGAAAGATACGATATAAGAAGCCTAAAATACCAATTAGTGGTACATGCAGAGGCAAATGCTATCTACAATGCATCTAGGGTTGGTGTTTCACTAGAAGGATCTACTATGTACGTCAAAGGGCTACCGGTTTGTAACGAATGCGCGAAAGCAGTTATACAATCAGGCATTTCTACACTTATCTGCTCATTTGATCACGTTAAACCACAATGGATAAAGTCTTGTGTGGATGCAATTGACATGCTACAAGAAGCTGGTGTGTCTTACTATCACTTAGGCCCTCTCCCTAGCAAGCTGAGCAAGCTGAGCAAGCTGAGCATAGGTCTGTTATCACGGGAATATAGAGATGTATAAGTCATTGTATATAATACACATGCTCAGCATGCTCAACATGCTCAACATGCCAGACCCCGCTCAGTCATATTTCATCAAAATTACCGCATGCTCAGCATGCTCAATCATAACCACATAAATATACCGATGAGCACATCCACCCAAGAAGAACGAGAATTAAAGCAATTACGACTAATGAGAGAAATCCACCTAGGCATCCAAGACCTAGAATGTCAACTATCTAACGTTTCCAAAAGATATAGAACAGGTATCCGATTACTAAAGAAAGAGATATCTAATCAAGAGTCCCATTTAGATATAGGCCTATTACCAGGAATGGAAGACACATTAGGCGTTTCACCTGAGATCGCTAAGCTAATCTTTAACCCAGTCCTATCTAATATCCCATCAGATAGTAAAGTATGAAAACAGTTAAATTAGTTGAGCAATTAAATTACCCATCCCAAACTGTAGACCATAAGCCAACTCATCACTTAATAGCGTGTGAAATAGCAGCCCGATTACAAGAAATGGATGAGCTACTCCCAGGCACCGATGACTATCCACCTGGTGGTATTCGAATGATAAGTCGTTTGGCTTCTGTCTCACGTAAGTCTAGGAGAGCATACCGACTACTGTTAGATCTACTCTCCAAGCAAGATGCGTTGGCATTGTCTTTACATAACTTGGCAAAAGAACATCTAAATGGAAAAGGCAATCCATGCAAGAGACAAGCATGGCTTCAGAATAATCAAAAGGATGTAGAGATAATAAATGAGATATGGCCAGAAGTAGGTGTTGTCTTAGCTGAAGTAATGCAACGTCGACCCATCGAAGAAGAGCATGAATCCAATGAATAACACCATACCGCACCGGGGAACCCTCAGATACTGTGAAACCAATGGCAATTTGAGTCCCGGCCGAGGGCAAGGCACTTTTGCGAGATTTTTTCCAAAAGGCTTACTGAACGACAATGACCAATAAACCAAAAACATGGAGAGAGGTCTCCGAGCACCTCGGGGTAACGGAGTCAACCTTGGCCAAATGGCGTAAAAAGTTCGACAACTGCCCACCCTCTAAGGAACTAAAGAAATGGTCCATTTGGATGGAGGACCATGCTTCCAAGCAGAAGCAAGGTGCTGGCAGATTAAAGATAGATGGCAAGGAGTATACCGCTGAAGACATTCACGACCTTAAGGCAAAGCTTATCGCTGCACAGGAAAGGCGTGAGAGTGCAATGGCTCAAATTAGAGAAATAGAACTAGAGCAAAAAAAAGATAACTTAGTACCGGAGTCGGAGGCTGCTGAAGCTGTCATAAAGCTACTTACTCCTCTTAGAAGGCTATTAGATGCACTTCCACGTCAGGTAGCAGCACAGGCGAACCCGACTAACCCATCCATCGCGGAGCTTGCCTTTCGGAATGGCCTAGATGATCGTGTCTTTGCTGAAATCAAAAAAATTTTAAGAAACCAAGAAATTAACTAATGCGCGTTTTATATGAGCAAGACAGAACTTAAATTAGATTCAAGTGGCTTTGATCGTATGATAAAGGAACTTAGCCGCAAGACTGGAATGAGCTACATGAATGTAATTAAGTCCCAGACAGGGTCTATTCTAGAGAACACTGCTAGGAGAACGGGTAAGTCTAGTCTTAAGAAACTAAAAGAAAGCATCGACAAAACTCTAGGCATTTTCTTTACTGCCAGCAATGGGGATAAAATTAGGAGGGCAAAAAACGGTGCAATGATTTACCGAGCATCCAGCATGCCAGCTGGCAAATGGATTAAGCTTCGTAATACTTACAGAACGAACGCGGTGTCGGCGAAAAATAAATCAGCTGGTTACCTTTCCCAAAAGTACACTAAGCGAATAAACAAAGCCCTGGCTGGTCTTCGCCAAGCAAAGAAAAAGATATACAGCAAGAAAAAGTCTTCTATTGCAACTTCTCAGGCAAGTTGGTTGGAAATAATGAAAGACTTAAGAATCCCTATAAAAAACACTAGGTCGCTCAATAAGGCAATGAATACAAGAATGAGTACACCGGCAAAGCGTGCGGTAAGGGGAAGAAAGATTATAAGTAAGAACAATCCAAGCCTAATTATTTCCAGTACATCAAAGGCAGCTTTGAATCCATACGCAAAAGGAATTAAAGAATTTAAAAGGTCTTTTAATGGCCAAGCAAAAGCATTTGCAACCGCCGCCAAGAAAGATCTAGAAACATACGCTAAGCAGTTTGCTGCTAAAAATGGGTTTATTGTTAAATAAAGAGCTAGACCGCTTATTTTCCCCACGACAGTTACAACCGCCGTCGGAATGGGTCTTTAATAACTGCTCGCTAAGGGATAACATATCGGAACTACCTGGTTCGGTTAAGATTTTTCCCTATGCAGAAGAGCCATTGAACGCTTTGGTTGATTCAACTGTTAACAAAATAACGCTATGCTGGGGCTCGCAATCTAGTAAAACGACGACAATGTATTCAGGAATAGCTTATTTGCTAAGTGAATTCCCAAAAGACACGCTTTGGATTATGCCTAGTGCGGAGAATGCTCGCAACTTTTCAAAGGGTAGATGGCTACCTTTCATCGAAGATTGTGCCCCATTGCGATTTCAATGCCCAGTCAGTGCTGCTTCCGGCCGCATGGACATGGACAAAATAACAAATATGCGTCAAGAATTCCTGTCTTGCACCCTAACGTTTGCAGGTGCTGGATCTGAGAGCAATGTTAAATCAGCACCCGTTGCTTACTTGGTTTTAGATGAGATAGATGAAATTGATCCAGAAATTCGTTTAGCAGCACTAGAACGTATTAAAGGTCGTCGTGACTACAAAATAATACAAACAAGCACGCCGAAGAACGATACCGGCGGCATTTGGGAAGAATATATTTATGGAGACCAAAGAAAGTACTTCATGCCTTGCCCTCATTGTAGTGAAGAGATTCAATTCACTTGGAAGCAAGAAGATAAGGAAGGCAAGCCTAGGTACTCAATAGGATTCGACGAAAATGCAAAGCTGGACGAGGGATATGATTATGAACTCATCTCACAGTCGTGCTACTATCGATGTGAGCATTGCGACGGGAAGATTCTGGATGCACATAAGCCGGGGATGATTAAAAAAGGCCATTGGAAACCCCAGAACCACCAAGCGCCTCCCGGTCACAAGA